AAAATCTTGGTGAAACAGATGACATAGAATATTTTAGAAAGAAACTGTACAAGTCTTTGAATGTTCCGATCTCAAGAATTGAGGGAACTGATTCGACACAGTTTAATCTTGGAAGAGCTTCTGAGATCACAAGAGATGAAGTAAAATTTGGAAAGTTTGTTTCTCGTCTAAGACATAGATTTTCTTATTTGTTTGCTGATTTACTAAGAGTTCAATTGATTCTTAAAGGTATTATTAAAGAAGAAGATTGGGCAAATATTAAAGATCGTATTGATTATATCTGGGCTAAAGATTCTCATTTCTTGGAGTTAAAGAACTCAGAAATGTTAAGAGATCGTTTTGAGTTGGTTTCTATGGCTGAGGAATATGTTGGTAAATATATTTCGTCTGAATATCTGCGTAAAAATATATTACAACAAAGTGATGAACAGATTAAAGAAATTGATAAACAAATCGCAGCAGAAAAACCAGAAGAAGAAGATGATATGGGAGATATGGAAGATGAGGAATTTTAAACATACTACTATGCAATCTATTCTAAAAGTTAAAACAAAAAGTTTTCTTGAAAATTATAAAGAAACGAGATTAAAAGATACATTAAAAGAATCTAAAATTAATATTATTGAAGATGATGAAACACAGATAAAAAAATTAATTAAATCTGGTACTCTTACAGAGAATTTATTAATTGAAGCAATTAAAAATGTAATGAAAGAAAGGATTAAACATGACTGATATTAAAAGTTCTGTATTAAAAGATATTCTTGGTAAAAAATTAAACAAAGCAAAAGAAGGTATTACACAAATTTTAAAAGACAAATCTTTTAAAGCAATTGAAGATTATAAAACAACTTTTAAATATGAATTACCATCAGTTGTTGGTGCAGAACCAGATGTTTCAACAGTAACATTAGCTGATACCGAAACACCAAAACCAGAAACTTCAGAGGCAGATAAATGAAAACCTTTAAAACTTATTTAAAAGAAGATTTGGCAGATGTACAAAAAGCAAATCGAGACAAAGAAAATGCTTTAAGACAAGCCAACAGGGCAAAAGAAGCAACTGTTAGACGAGCCGAACAAGAAAAAGAACAAATGAAAAGACAAGCAGAACGTGATAAAGAAAGAGAAAAACAAAGTAATCAAACAGAAGGTATTGTAAAAAAAGTAACAGAGTATATTAAGTCTGATGGTAAAAGAAAAAGATGTGCTGGTGGTGATGGTCGAAGAAGTGAAAATGAGGCCTCTGGTGATAAGGCAGCTTATCAAAAATTCTTTAATGCAAAGTTAAAAAAATACGGTGTTAAAAGTCCGGATGAATTAAAAGGTGCAGATGAGAAAAAATTCTATGATGAAATAGATGCAGAGTGGCAAGGTGATAATGAAAACGATTGATGAAATGTTTGAAAGTTCTCTTGATGAGCTTTTGAGTAAGGCTGCAAGAATGAAACGATCAAGAGTATTAAGAGCAAAAGGAAAACAAATTGCTCGTAAACGTAAACTTGCTTTGAAAAGAAAAGCAACACCAGAAAAATTAAAAGCAAGAGCAATGAAAAAAGCAAGAGAGTTAATTGCAAAAAGAATTTTAAAAGATAGAAAAAAAGGTGAGTTGTCTTTAGCTGGTAAAGAAGCATTAGAAAAAAAGTTAAGTACTAAAAAAGCAGTAATCAAAAGAATTGCAAAAAGAATATTACCAAAAGTTCGTAGTGCAGAAGCTGAACGATTAAAGAAAAGAGGGGAAAAGAATGAAACTAATAACTGAACATACCCACGAAGTTGAGTATATTACTGAAGGGAAAAATAAGGAACAGTATATTCAAGGTATCTTTATGCAAGCTGATATTAAAAATCAGAATGGTAGAATATACCCACATGAAGTTTTGAAAAAAGAAGTAAGTAATTTTAACAGACGTTATGTTGCAGAAGGTCGAGCTCTTGGTGAACTTGGTCATCCAATGGGTCCTATTATTAATTTGGATAGGGTGTCTCATGTTATTAAAGAACTCTATGAAGATGGAAAGAATTTTATTGGTAAAGCAAAAGTAATGGATACTCCTAATGGTAAGATCGTTAAAAATCTTATTAGTGAGGGAGTTAAACTTGGTGTATCTTCCAGAGGTATGGGAAGTGTTAAGACTAACAAAAGTGGTGTAAACGAAGTGCAAAAAGATTTTGTTCTTTCGACTGTTGACATTGTTGCTGATCCATCAGCACCAGATGCATTTGTGGATGGTATTATGGAAGGCAAAGAGTGGGTATGGGAGAATGGTCTTATAAAAGAAAAAGATATTAATGCTATGAGAAATACTATCATAAACGCAAAAATGAAAGATTTAGAACACAAAAAGCTTGAAGTTTTTGAAAAATTCCTTCAAAATCTTTAATATTATAAATATACAAGAACCAAATTAATTTTAGGAGATTAACAATGGCTAAAAAAGAAACACTCACAGATGATGGACAGCTTGAAGAGGTTGATATGGAAGAAATGAAAGCTAAAGATAAAAATAAAGAAATGGGTATGCCTTCAGTTGATGGTGAAAAAGGTCGTGCTGATGGAGAAGAAGATGGTGACGGCGGAACCACAAAGGCAAAAGAAGGTCCTAAAGGAAAAGGTAAATTGGAATCTAAGAAATCTAAAAAAGAAATGGATGACTGGGAAGATGATGACGAAGATGATGATGACAAAGAAGAAATGATGCATAAGAAAAAGAAAAAAATGGAAGGCAAATCCAAAAAAGAAATGGATGATATGGATATGGATGATGATGACGAAGATGATGAAGATGAAATGGAATCCAAGAAAGCCAAGAAGGAAGAAAAAGAAATAGATGTTGATGTTTCTGAGGATGTTTCTGCACTTATAGATGGTGAAGAACTTTCAGAAGATTTTAAAACGAAAGCTGCTACAATCTTTGAAGCTGCAGTTAAGTCTAAGATTGCTAAGATTCGTAAGCAAGTTCGTGAAGAATCTAAAAAAGATATGGAAGAAAAAACAGAATCAATCCAGACAGAAATGACAGAGAAAATGGATGAATATATGAATTATGTTGTAAAAGAATGGATGGAAGAAAATAAACTCGCTGTTGAACAAGGTGTTCGCAACGAAGTCACAGAGAGCTTTATTTCTGGTTTGAAGAAGTTGTTTGAGGAACATTACATTGATGTTCCAGAAGAAAAGGAAGATGTCTTTGAAAGTCTTGTACAAGAAGTTGCCGAATTGGAAACGAAACTTGACGAGTCAACACAAAAGCATATGGACACGGTGAAAGAGTTAAATACTTATAGAGCTAAAGACGCATTCCGAGATATCGTAGAAGGCATGGTTGATACTGACATTGAAAAAATGAAAGAGTTGACCGAAGATGTTGATTACGAATCAGACGAGCAGTACAAAGAAAAGTTGAATATTATTAAGAACAGTTACTTTAAATCAGAAAAGAAACTGGAAGATAATAAGGATACGGCAGCAACAAACAAAGAAGTGACCGATGGAACAGGTGATGGTAGAATGGATAGTGTCATGGCTGCTATTTCAAATTTAAAGAAGTAACCTTATTTTAAATATATGGACAACGTGAAAGTGAAGATGTTTAAATTAAAATTTTAAATTAATTAAAGGAGAAGTACAAATGTATTTATCTGAAACAATCAAGGAAAAATGGGCCCCAGTAATGGAGCATGCCGATCTTCCTGAAATTAAAGATTCTTATCGTAGAGATGTTACTCTGCGTCTCTTAGAAAATCAAGAGAAGTTTCTTGCTGAGCAACCTGCTAATGATGCAGGCACGATGCCTGACACCGGTGGAGTTGCAAAGTGGGATCCAATTTTGATTTCTTTGGTTCGCCGAGCAATGCCTCAAATGATCGCGTATGATGTTTGTGGCGTACAGCCTATGACAGGTCCTACGGGATTAGTTTTTGCCATGAAATCTCGATACACTTCACAGGGTGGTGGAGAAGCACTCTACAACGAAGCTGATTCAGATTTTTCTGGTACTGGTACTCATGTTGCTACCGATAATACCAACAACCCGTTTGATGGTACTTGGACAACTGGTGCTGGACACACTACTGCACAGGGTGAAGCTCTGGGTGATGGTGGCGGAACTAACTATGCTCAAATGGCTTTCACCATTGAGAAAACTTCCGTTACTGCTAAAACTCGAGCTCTCAAAGCAGAATACTCAACAGAACTTGCTCAGGATCTAAAAGCCGTTCACGGTTTGGATGCTGAAACGGAACTTGCGAATATTCTTTCTACTGAGATCCTCGCAGAAATCAATCGCGAAGTAATTCGTACTATTTATTTTGCTGCTAAAGCAGGTGCGCAATCAGATGTTACGACTGCTGGAACTTTCGACTTGAACACGGACTCTAACGGACGTTGGATGGTTGAAAAATTCAAAGGCTTGTTGTATCAGATCGAAAGAGATGCAAACCAAATTGCCCTAGATACCCGACGCGGTAAAGGTAATTTTGTAATTTGTTCCTCTGACGTTGCTTCTGCTATGGCAATGGCTGGTATTCTGGACTATGCTCCAGCAATGTCAACTGCATTGGAAGTTGATGACGCTAACCGAACTTTCGCAGGCGTTCTTAATGGAAAAATGAAAGTTTACATTGATCCTTATTGGGGTGGAACTACTGACCAATTCTACATGGTAGGTTACAAAGGAACAAGTGCCTATGATGCTGGTCTGTACTACTGTCCTTACGTTCCACTACAAATGGTTCGTGCGATGGGTGAAAATTCTTTCCAACCGAAAATTGCATTTAAGACTAGATATGGAATCATATCTAATCCTCATACTGCAATTACGACTGGTGCGAATACTTACTATCGTAAAGTTAAAGTACTCAACTTAATGTAATTTAGGTTGTTCTTGAAACTAGAGGGATAGGGCTTGTCCCTGTCCCTCTTTTTTTATTTGGAGGCAATATGAAAAAATTATTATTTACTTTTTTGTTTTTATTAATGGCCACTCCAGCTTATGCAACTCAGTTATTAATGTTCAGTAATCCTAATTGTGGTTATTGTCAAGCCTTTTTAAAAGAAGTTAAACCGACTTATCATCAAACAGAATATTCTAAATATTTACCTTTATCTGTTATTAATGTAACTGATGATATGCCAGATTGGGTTGCAGCAGCTCTTGATGAAAAAAGATTACTACCAATCAAACAAACACCTACGTTTGTTATTTGGGATGGTAAAGAACTTGCAAGATTGGTTGGTTATGCTGGTAAAGAATCATTTTTAAAAAATCTTGGTGGATTTATGGAAGAAAATTCTGAAAGTTTTAAAGAACCACAAAATCCACCTGCAAGACTTGAATCACCACATAAAAAACCAAGTAGGCCTGAAGGTGTTATAGATTCAAGAGATATTTTTGACCATACATATAAAACACCAGAAGAAGCATTGAAAGCTTCCGAATGGTTTGGTTGTGGTGGCAATATTCATTATCATGCTCACGAAAAGGTTTGGATGCCATGTTCAATGGAATAATCACAATACAGAAGGTACAAAACTGTGGACTCAGAAGGGTTAAGTACAACAGCAGATATAATTGAAAGATTAGGATTGCCCGTAGTCGGATTCTTACTTATTGGTTATTGCTTCTGGAAAGTAATTGGATGGTTAAAAGATTCATTGACAGGAAAACTCAACTCACAAATGGACATATTGGTGCAACTCATAGATAGAATACGAGTATTGCAGACAGATATTTTAAAATTAGATACAATGATTCGTACACGATATGGGCTAGATGCAGATGAGGAGAGAATTTCCCGTGCCGATGAACCAGTAAGAAAAAAAAGAAATAGATGAACTTGAACTTTTTCCTTGTATTAGGTATTTTGGTATGGTATAGTTTGTATGTCGATTCGGGTTTATAAAGTATAAATATTACACAGGATCTAAAGATTCTGTTTTTGAATATATGGTGTAGATGATATTAAGTATAATCTCACGATAGCTTTTTATCATCTACACATTTTTCAAATGGAGAAAAAAATGAAAAAAATAGAAGAAAAAGAAAAGGCAGAAGCATTACTTTGGTATAAGAGAAAGATGGCTGTAACAGAAGATATAAATATAGAAGATATAAGTGATGAACAACTTGAAGATGTAGAAATATTAACAGAGAAATAAAATGAGTAAACTCACAGATACACAACCAGATAATTTAAACCAACTTAGTGTAGTTGGGTTTGATGTTAATTTTTCCAGACTCCCTAATACAGAATATTTTTGTCAACGAGTTAATATACCAGCAGTTGTTCTTGGTGAAACTGCACAAGCTAATCCTTTTATGAACACACCACTTGAGGGTGATACTTTAACATTTGAATCATTGAGTATAAGTTTTGTAATAGACGAAGATATGCAGAATTATATTGAGATATATAATTGGTTGACTGCTTTGGGATTTCCAAAAGATTATACTCAGTTTGCGGCATTAAAAAGAACAGAAAATTTTGCTAATGAAAAGAATAGTTTTTATTCTGATATTAATATCATAATGCATACGAATAAATCTAATCCGAATTATAGTATTACGTTTACTGATGTGTTTCCAACAGCTCTTAGTTCAGTTCAATTAGATTCTACTGTTACTACTGTTGAACCATTAGTTGTTGATGCTACATTCAACTTTCGAGGCCAGTTTGACATCAATAAATTGGTCTAAACTTCTTCCTTGTATTTTCCATTCTCATATGTTATATTAGATACATGAAAATTGATGAAATAAAACACCAAATCGAAATAGATAAAAAGATTGACCATACGCAACTGGATACAGAATCACTTAAAATTCCAGAGCAAGCAGTCAAGTATCAGCAAATGGCCCATGATGCAGCTTTACGATTACGTTTTCTTGAAAAAGAATATA